CTTTCAAAGTAGTGGTTGGTCACTAACAACATCCGGTACAGGAAACCCTGCTTCTTCAACAGCTGCAGAAGTAGTACCTGATACATATCCTGGTTTGGGTACAAATCAAGCAATTGCTGCATCTAGATACTATGATGTAAATAGTACTTCTTACTATGGAGATTTTGCCTCTACATCTTATATGAATGATGTAAGAGCTAACATTTTCTACGAAAGAGAAAACACCGCATATTACTTCGGTAGTTCACAGGGTGATGCTCGAATGAGAAATGTTAGATTTAATAGTGTTGATATTGAAAATGGGGCAACTATTGAATCGGTAAACAATAATGGTAGAATATATTTAGGTGGTAACTTACATATTGATTCATATAATGGAAATGACATTTATCTGAATTACTATTCAGGTAGAAGAACGAGAACATTCTATTCATCAAATAGAGAAGCTTGGAGGTCTGATACAAATGGTATTGTTTACGCATTCGCACAACATCGTTCACCAATCTATTACGATTATAATAATACAGGTTATTACTCTGACCCTTCAGGCGCTTCTAATTTCAATACATCTATAAGAGCAACTGAAATTTACGCTAGAAATTGGTTCAGAAACGATAATAGTGGTGAAGGTTTATACAACCAAGCAACTGGAATGCATTGGTATTCTGATTCAAATAGAAGATGGAGATTATATGGTGGACAATCGACAGTTGAAATTGGTATGTACACTTCTGGGAATAGCCTTAGAGGTTATTACTACGCTGATAATAGTAATAACATTGGTATTTTAGATGCTGGTGGAAGTTGGGCAATTAGACACGCAAATGATAATGGTACTTATTTCTATACTGATAATAGTGCATTAGAATTTAGTGTTGGTAGAGATACAGTAGGTGGTAACTATGGTACTGTTAGAACTCATTCTACTAGAGGTGGATGGGGAGGATACTCAATTAATGGTAATTGGGTGTTTATGCATGACCATTCAAACGCAGCAGGTATCTATAATGATATCGAAAATGAGTGGGCTATCTATATGTTGAGAAACTCTTATGTAGAGTTAATGTACAACGGAACTTGGGAATTAGCAACTCGTAGTGGATATGGTTTAGCTAGAGGTTCGATGAGAGCACCAATATTCTATGATTCAAATGATACTGGATATTATGTAGACCCTAACTCTACTTCTAGTGCATATGGTAGTAGAAGAAGAACTGGAACATTATATGGTCCTAACTTATCTTGGGGTAGATACCTCGCAGTTGGTACAAATGGTCATTATAGTAGTTCATACGCAAGTGTTGCTACAACGAATGGTAACCTACACTTAGATGCACAAGGTGGTAGAAGTACATATATTAACTGGTATGTAGGTGGAACAACTTATATCAATGGTACACTTCAGGTTAACTTTATCTATGATAGAGATAATACTGCATACTACTGGAATGGTGGTGGTACGACAATGATGAATGATGCTCGTGCTAATATCTTCTATGAAAGAGAGAATACGGCATACTACTTTGGTTCTGGGCAAGGTGATGCTATTATGAACTCACTTCGTACAAATGATTTACGAAATAGAGTTGATGTATCTTCAAATACAACATATGGTATGTACTTCTCATCAGGTAGAAGTTCAGCATACGCAATCTTTAGAGAAGGTGGTGGTTGGTCATATAGATATCCTGATTTAAGAATCGCATTCCATACTGGTATTAAGTTTGGAGCAAACGCATCTTACAATGGTATGCGTTTCTACAACGATTACAATATGGCAACGCAGGTGATGTCTGTTAACAACGCTACTGACCCATTAGGTGGAAATAACGTATATGTTAACTACAACCTACAAGCTGGTTCTTCATTAAGAGCACCAATTATTTATGATTCAAATAATACTGGTTATTATTTCGATGGTGCATCTGCACACTCTACGAGATTCGAAGGTGTGAGTAATAGAACGATGGCTTATATAGGTCAGCCGGGTCATACAAGAAATAGTGGTGAATATTATAGAGCTAGACCTCGTCAAACTGGTGATACTAACTATTGGACTGGTGCATTTGGATGGGGTAGACAAGATATGAACGTTGTTTCAACTTGGGGTTCTGGTTTCATTGATTCTTGGAGTAACCCACCTAACCAACCTTCAGGTACATCACACTGGGTAGGGATGCAGGCATTCCATTATCGTAGTTCGAACACTGGTGGTTACGGATGGCAGATGGTTGGTGGACCAATTACTAACTTGAGATTCAGAAGTTCTTGGAGTGGATGGAGAAGTTGGAGAACTATTCCTGTTCTTGATGAGAACAATGGTAATGGTGGTTCAATGTACGCTGGTAGATATTACGATTCAAATAGTACTGGATATTATGTAGACCCTGCATCATCATCTCAATTTAGTTCTCTATATGCAAACAATTGGTTTAGAGCACAAGGTTCTACTGGTTTCTACTTACAAGATAGAGGATGTGGTATGAGAGCCGTACGAGATGAAGGTGGACAGTATGGTACTGTTGCAACTTATGGTTCGGATGTAGGTGGATACGAAGGATGGTCTATTGGTGGTAGAATTGTGTTTATGCACGATATGAGTTCTGCTAATGGTATTTACAATGATGTAAATAACGAATGGCACATGCTTAACTATCGAAACGATAGAGTAAGATTATACTATAATGGTAGTGAAAAAATAAGAACTGAATCATATGGTGCATATATTATTGGTTCACTAAGAGCATCAAGTGATATAATCGCTTACTATTCTGATATGAGATTGAAGGATAAGGAAGGTGATATTGAAAACGCTCTTGATAAGATTGGTAAACTGAATGGTTTCTATTATAGAAACAATAAAGAAGCCAATATGATTGGGTATGAGGGAACTGAACTACAAATAGGTTTATCAGCTCAGGATGTTAAATCAGTATTACCTGAAATCGTACATCCAGCACCTCTTGCACAATCATTAGGGTATGATTATATGACAATTCAATATGATAGAGTTGTACCACTTCTTGTAAATGCAGTTAATGAACAAAAAGAAATAGTTGATTCTCAAAAAGAAGAAATCGAATATTTAAAATCAGAACTTTTAGAAATGAAAGAAATGATGAAAGAATTATTAAACAAATAATAAAATGGCAATAGAAAAAGAAATAGTTTTAAACAAATTGGAAATTAATGTCAATACACCACATATTGAGGTTGTTAAAAGAGTTTCATTTGTAGAAGCAGGTGAAGAAATTAGTAGAACTCATACCGATTTCTTATACACATTCGAAAATGAAGAACATCTTTTTGCAAGTGAATCAGTTTTTATTCAAAGTATATGGAATGATGTATCATCCAGTTGGATAGAAACAACAGGTAGTATCGAATAATATTTGTGTTTAACTAAATTTGGTTATATTTATAGGTGTTAGTTTTCCGTTTGGAGAACAACCTATATACTTATATATATAAAAGACAATAAAAATGGCAGTAACTTATTCTTGGGGAATAACCCAAATGACTAAAAAAACAGTAGGTGAACATGAAAATGTTGTACTACATGCACGTTGGGAACTTATAGGAACTGAAGGTACTACTGGTACTGAGGGTAGATTTATAGGGGCAACACCAATAGACTTTGATTCTGGTTCAGTTGATGAATTTGTAGCTTTCGGAGAACTAACTGAAGAGTTAGTAATCGGTTGGGTATCATCATCAGTAACACATCCAACAAATGGATATTGGCACCATATCTCAGAACAAATTCAAAAAGGCATCGATGAAGTAGATGATGCAGTTGAAGAAGTTCAAGAAGATGGTTTACCTTGGTCAACAGGTTCAGTAACACCGACACCAGTAGATGGTGGTGGCGAATAATTAATGGTTTCAACGTTTTAGTTATATTTATATTTGTAATAACTAAATTGTTTATTTAATAAACGGAGATAATATGGCAGAAAGAATTGTATCACCTGGAGTATTTACGAGAGAAAATGACCTTTCGTTCTTAGCACAAGGGGTTGGAGAAATCGGAGCAGCGTTCATTGGACCTTTCAAACAAGGTACAGCGTTTGTTCCCACAGTAGTTCGAACTCAAAGTGAGTTTGAAGATAAATTTGGTACACCTGATGGTACTTACTATACAGAGTATGCAGTGCAGAACTATTTAAGGGAAGCAGGAAGTGCAACTATTGTTAGAGTAGCAGGTGTAGATGGTTATAGTCAAGTAGCACCTATTGGTATTGCAGTAAGTGGTTCAGCTGGAATTAAATTAATTTCAACACTTCATTCAACACACAATGGTGATGAAGAAGTTGGATTTAGTGGATTTAGTATATCTGATGGAAGTGCAACAGGTTCATTTGTTGTTAGTGGTAGTGGAATTGGAGAAATTTCTTCTTCTTTAGACTCAACTGATAATAACGATGTAACTGATGTATTCGGTTCTAATCCAAGAGGTTCGAAAGATGCATATACATATTCTTACTTTAAGAACGCATATGATGGAATCGAAGATAAAAACGAAGTTCAATCAGTTGTATTACCAACTCAGAACTTTTCTTACGATGCTAGTACGGCAGTAACACCATATGTAAAATCACAATTAATCTCCGGTGAAAGATATGACCTATTTAAGTTCTATACTTTAGGACATGGTAATGGTGAAAATAAAAGATTTAAGATTTCTATATCTGGTGTTAAAGCAGCAGGTGAAGATGGAGGAACTGATTACTCAGTATTTAGTGTAACTGTTCGTTCTTATAATGATACTGATAAAAGAAAAGTAGTATTAGAATCTTTCAATAATGTAAACTTAGATCCAGGCTCAGCAAATTATATTGCTAGAGTAATTGGTGATAGATGGAGTACTATTGATTCGAATGGTAAGATTACCGAAAATGGTGATTGGATAAACAACTCTAAGTATATTAGAGTAAAAGTAGGAGAGCAAGGTTCATATCCTGTATCTGCTGCACCATTTGGACATGGAGCTTATTCTAACCCAATTAAAGCAACTGATGAAACTATTGTTCCTTCAGCTGTATTCCAAACTGGTTCTATTGCTAACACAACTGGTAACCCACAATTTTATGCTGGATTTGATTTTGAATCAATTGGTATAAAAGATGATAACGTTAACTATATGAATCCTCTACCTGAAAGTGTAGGAGTTGGTTCAAACGTAGTATTTGGATTTGATGGAAATGTAAGTGGAGTTGGTTTAACATTAGAAATGACTGGTTCGGCAACTGAGGATATGATTAAGAGACAATTCTCTTTAGGTTTCCAAGGTGGATTTGATGGAATGAGCCCGAATAGAGAAATCGCTTTAGGTTCTTCAATTTCAACTGGAAATTCGCAAGGATTTGATTTAACTGATTCAACTAAGTTTGGTTCTAAAGCATACGCTAAAGCTGTGAACGCAGTTTCAAACGCTGATGAGTATGATATTAATATGGTAGTAACACCGGGTATTGTAAGAAGATTACACCCAGCAGTTACAACTGATGTATTAGATATGGTAGAAGCTAGACAAGATTGTTTCTATATTTCTGATTTAACTGGAGTAAACGATACAATATCGCAAGTAACTACTCAGGCTAACGCAATTGATTCAAACTATATAGGTTCTTATTACCCTTGGGTTAAGACTGTAGATTCAAATACAAACAAACTAATCTCAGTTCCACCTTCAGTATTACTACCCGCAGTATATGCAGCAAATGACGCTATTGCAGCTGAATGGTTCGCACCTGCTGGTTTGAATAGAGGAGGTATTATAGGAGCAGTTAGTGTACTAAATAGATTAACACACTCTGAAAGAGATACTTTATATGAAAACAAAGTAAATCCAATCGCTTCTTTCCCTGGACAAGGTATTGTAGCATTCGGACAGAAAACGTTGCAAGATAAAGCATCAGCACTTGATAGAATTAATGTTAGAAGATTATTAATCAACGTTAAGAAGTTTGTAGCATCTACATCTAGATTCTTAGTATTTGAACAAAATACGGCTCAGACAAGAGGTAGATTCATTAATACTGTACAACCTTATTTAGAAGGAATACAACAAAGACAAGGATTGTACGCATTTAAAGTAGTTATGGATGAATCTAACAACGGACCTGATGTGGTTGATAGAAACATACTTGCTGGACAGATATTCTTACAACCGGCTAAGACAGCTGAATTCATTGTAATTGATTTCAACATCTTACCAACTGGAGCATCGTTCTCAGCATAAACAAAAAAAATGAATAACTAATATTTATTAGTATAAAAGGGAAAATAAAAAAATGGCAGAAGTATTAGAATTTAACGAAATGATGTTCACCAACTTCGAACCGAAGATGAAGAACAGGTATATAATGGAGATTGATGGAATTCAATCTTACCTTATAAAAACTGCAAGTAGACCTTCGATAAACTTTGAGACGGTGAAATTAGACCACATCAACACTTATAGAAAACTACAAGGTAAAGGAGAATGGCAAGACATTACAATAACAATGTATGACCCAATCGTACCTTCAGGTGCTCAACAAGTAATGGAATGGGTAAGACTAGGATATGAATCTTTAACTGGTAGAAAAGGTTACGCTGATTTCTACAAAAAAGATATCGATTTCTATATGTTAGGACCTGTTGGTGATAAAATCGAACAATGGAAGTTAAAAGGTGCATTTATTCAAGCAGCTAATTTCAATGATTTGGATTTTACTTCTAATGACCCTGCTGATATCGAATTAACCCTTTCTTACGATTACGCAATATTGGAATTTTAAGATATTATTTACTACTATCTATATTTTGAAAAGGTTCTCTTAGTGAGAACCTTTTTTATTTTA